ATTCTGTCACTTTCGACATTTCCGCAGCTTTTGAAATTATCTACATACGAAACGGTGATTCCTTATGAGTGCAAAACGGCTAGAGGAAGGTAGCGAATACGCCGAATACGATGCGGATGGCGACGGTGTTGTTACCGACGAAGAGTTAAACACCAGTAAAGAACTGCAAGAGCTACAGCTACAACATGAACGTGCTGATGCACAAAGGGCTATGTCATGGTTTGCCTTGTGGGGCATGTTGCTCTACCCCAGCTTGGTTGTGGCATCGGAGCTTTTCGGGCTGGTGCAAGCAGCAACGATTCTAGGTGATATGGCAGCGGTCTACTTTGTATCTGTCGCGGGTATACTGGCAGCGTTCTTTGGCGCACAAGCATGGTCGAATAGGAAATAGCATGTGGCAGGTAGCGGGTGTTCTGGGCGTGGCCTTGGTTCTTACGGGCGGGGCTTTCAAGATGTATGCGGACAAGACTGAGGCTGAGAAAGAGGCAATGGCTACCAAGCTTCGCGTTGCCGCCGAAAACGAATTAGTCCTAGAAAACAGCATATCCAACTTGAACAACCAACTCACTGAGGCGGAAGAGCGCCAGCAGCGTATATTGGATCGAGTCAACGAGCTTCAGGCTGCTAACGCACAGGCTCAGCAAGAGGTGGAGTCGATTAGAAAAAAGTTCGCAAAGCACGATATGAATGTGCTGTCGCTACGCAAACCGGGTCTGATTGAAAACATCATCAACCGTGGCACTAAGGGGGTTTTAAGTGATCTGGAAACTATTACCGATCCTGCTTCTTAGTGGTTGTGGACTGCTAGGTCGAGAGCCATACATCCCTGAAACCAAGCCTGTCGAGGTTGTCACGGTCATCAAGCCAGCAGCCGTCTACCACCCTGCACTGCCAAACGCCATATCCACACTGCCTGTCGAATGGAAGGTTCTTACGCCTCAGACGATGCAGGAATATCTTGATGATCTTGAAGAGGGTAACGCCCCGACGAACGCTTACTATGGCTTATCGACAAAGGGTTATGAGAACCTATCAACGAACATGGCGGAAGTTAAAAGATATATCCGCCAAGTGCTCACTATTGTACAATATTACAAAAATTTGGACGAGGAACTCGAAGATGAGAGTGACCAGCGAGGAGGGGATATCCCTGATTAAAAAGTTCGAGGGCTGCGAACTGAAAGCATATCAGTGCTCAGCTAACGTCTGGACGATTGGTTATGGTCATACCCGAGGTGTCAGTGATGGCGATTCCTGCACCCAGAAAGACGCTGATGACATGCTCGTTGATGATCTGCAAGAGTTTGAGGGTTACGTCAACGAGCTGGTTGATGCAGAGCTGACGCAAAGTCAGTTTGACGCGCTAGTGGCTTGGACATACAACCTTGGCCCAACCAACCTAAAATCCTCCACGCTACTGAAGCGTTTGAATGAAGGTGACATGGCGGACGTGCCACACCAGATCCGTAGATGGAATAAAGCTGGCGGCAAAGTATTAGACGGTTTGATCCGAAGGCGTGAAGCAGAGGCGCTTTTGTTCCAAGGGGAAGCTTGGGAAAATGTCTGAACTCTCGCTGAAAGACTTTGAGATCCTGAGCGAGCAGGATCAAAACGAAGCCTTGGCGCTTCTGTCCCGTTATGACCAAATGGAAAAGCAGGACAAGTGTCAGGGTGACTTCATTGAGTTCGTCAAGCATATGTGGCCTGAGTGTATATTGGGCCGTCATCACAAGATTATTGGCGACAAGTTCAACAAGATTGCACAAGGCAAGCTGAAGCGGTTGATCGTCTGCTTGCCTCCTCGACACTCTAAGTCTGAGTTTGCGAGTACTTACTTTCCTGCTTGGATGATGGGGCGCAAGGGTGATCTCAAGATCATTCAAACCACGCACACGGCTGAGCTGGCGGTTAGATTCGGCAGAAAAGTCAGAAATATCATCGACTCGGATGATTACTCTCAAATATTTCCAGACCTACAATTGCAGGCGGACAACAAGTCTGCTGGCCGTTGGACAACAAACCAAGAAGGTGAATCGTTCTACGCAGGTGTTGGCGGTGCTATCACGGGTCGCGGCGCTGACCTTTTGATCATTGACGATCCGCACTCAGAGCAAGACGCGCTATCGCCTACGGCAATGGAGTCGGCTTACGAGTGGTACACGTCAGGGCCACGGCAGCGTTTACAGCCGGGCGGAACGATCATCATTGTAATGACTCGATGGTCAACGAAAGACCTTGTAGGGAAGGTTCTCAAGAAGCAGGGCGACGATCACGCTGACCAGTGGGAGGTTGTCGAGTTCCCCGCCATTATGCCCGAATCTGATACTCCGCTCTGGCCTGAGTTCTGGAAGAAAGAAGAGCTTTTGTCGGTGAAAGCGTCTCTACCAATCAGCAAATGGAATGCTCAGTGGATGCAAAACCCAACCGCTGAAGCCGGCTCTATCGTGAAGCGAGAGTGGTGGCGTAAGTGGGAAAAGGACTGGGTGCCATCTTATGAATACGTCATTCAGAGCTACGACACCGCGTTTAGCAAAAAAGAGACTGCCGACTACTCGGCCATAACCACATGGGCGATATTTCAGTCGCCAGATGACAATGTTCAAGCAATTATATTGCTAGACGCCAAACGAGTCAGGTTGGATTTTCCTGAGCTGAAGCGATTGGCTTACGAAGAGTACAAGTATTGGGAGCCAGACTGCATTTTGATCGAGGCCAAAGCCAGTGGTACGCCACTGACTCAAGAGCTTCGGCGCATGGGCATCCCAGTGACGGCCTATACACCATCGAGAGGCCAAGATAAGATTGCCCGAATGAACAGCGTTGCGCCGATCTTTGAGTCGGGCATGGTTTGGGCACCAGATGAAAGCTTTGCCGATGAGGTGATTGAAGAAATGGCGAGCTTTCCGTTTGGCGATAACGACGATTACTGTGACTCGGCAACGATGGCGTTGATGCGGTTCCGTCAAGGCGGCTTTTTGAGCTTGCAAGACGATTACCCTGAAGAGGCTGAGTTTTTAAGGCGTGACAGACAGGTATATTACTAATGGCGATTGAAAAACAAGGCTTGGGCACAGAGAACGATCCTGACGTGATGCCGATGGGTAGCGCGATGGAAATCGAGCCTGAGATGACTCGCAACGATGAGATCCGCAACGCAGCCGAGATATTGGTGCGGGAAGAAGAGATACTGATTGATGACGAGATCGACGCTGTTGAGGAGCAGATAGACACCGACTTCAACGCGAACTTGGTTGATTTCATCTCAGACAGTGATTTATCCAAGCTGGCGAGCGATGTTATTGGTTCGATCAAATCAGACAAAGAAAGCCGTAGCGAGTGGGAAAAGACGTACACCGATGGTTTGAAGTATCTGGGCATGAAGTTCGATGAGTCTCGCAGCCAGCCCTTTGAAGGCTCAAGCGGCGTTATTCACCCAATCTTGGCGGAATCGGTTACGCAGTTTCAGGCGCAGGCGTACAAAGAGCTGCTACCCGCCAAGGGGCCGGTCAAGACCGAAATCGTGGGTGTACGCAGCCCAGAGGTCGAAATGCAGGCTGGTCGCGTCCAAGACTTCATGAATTATTACATCATGAACATCATGGAAGAGTACGACCCAGAGCTGGATATGCTCCTGTTCTATCTGCCGCTCGCAGGCTCGGCTTTCAAGAAAGTGTACTTCGACACTGGCACAAGCCGTGCAATGAGCAAGTTCATCGAGCCTCAAGATCTTATTGTGCCTTACGAGGCCACCGATCTGTTCAGCGCAGAGCGTGTGACGCACGTTCTCAACATGAGCCGTAACGAGATCAAAAAGCAGCAGATCAACGGGTTTTATGCCGATGTCGAGTTGAAGGGCGGTTCTATGACCGTCAGCCGAAGCGACATTGACGAGCAGATTGACGAGATCGAGGGCATGGAGCCTTCGTATCAAGAAGACCGTGATCACGTCGTTTTTGAGACGCACACCATACTTGATATACCCGGCTTTGAGGACGTAGGAGAGGATGGCGAGCCTACAGGCTTGAAGCTGCCGTACATCGTCACGATAGACGAAGGAAGCCAAAAAGTTTTGTCGATCAGACGCAACTACATCGAGACTGACCCGCGCAAGGCTAAGATCAACTTCTTCGTGCAGTATAAGTTTTTACCGGGACTCGGTTTTTATGGTCTAGGGCTAAGCCACATGATCGGTGGCATTTCCAAGTCGGCCACGTCGATTCTGCGCCAGCTCATTGATGCAGGCACTTTGGCGAACCTGCCAGCAGGCTTCAAGGCTCGCGGTATGCGTATTCGTGACGAGGACAGCCCATTACAACCGGGCGAGTTCCGCGACATCGACACCACTGGTGCTTCGTTACGCGAAAACTTGATACCGCTGCCCATCAAAGAACCTAGCAACGTGCTCATGCAGCTCTTAGGGCTGCTTGTAGAGTCTGGTAAGCGGTTTGCGTCAATAGCCGACATGAATGTCGGTGATATGAATCAAGCCATGCCAGTGGGCACTACAGTGGCTCTGCTGGAGCGTGGCACCAAGGTCATGAGCGCGATTCACAAGCGCCTGCACTACAGCCAGAAGCTGGAATTTCAGCTTCTTGCCAAAGTATTTGCCGAGTATCTGCCACCCAGCTATCCGTATGTCTCGCGCAACGGCCCACAAGAGATCATGGGTCAGGATTTTGATGGCCGAGTTGATGTCATCCCTGTATCAGATCCCAATATCTTCAGCCAATCACAGCGCATCACAATGGCTCAAGAGCTGCTAACGATGGTGCAATCTAACCCTGAGCTACACGGGCCACAGGGCATCTATGAGGCGTACAGGCGCATGTACTCGGCTCTCGGCGTTGATGATGTGGACAGCCTCATACAGCCGCCCCCACCGCCACCACAGCCAATGCCGGTTGATGCAGGCATAGAAAATAGTGGCTTCTTGATGGGGCAACCAGCGCAAGCGTTTGAGCCACAGAACCATCAGGCTCACATCGATGCTCACAGATCGTTGTTTTTGACCGACGTGGTTAAGCAGAACCCGCCGCTTCAGGGCATGGTCATTGGACACATGATGCAGCACTTGCAGTTCATGGCTGGTCAGATGGTTCAAGACCAGATACCGCCAGAGCTGAACCAACAGATGCAAGAAATGCAGGCCGCGCAACAGTCAGGACAGGTTCCCCCCCAGCAGCTTCAACAGATGCAAAGCCAGATTCAGATGCAAATCGAGCAGATATCATCGCCAGTTTTGGCTCAATTGACGCAAGAACTGCTTGAGTCGATTGGTCAGGGCGACGAGACAGATCCTCTGGTTCAGATTAGACAGCAAGAGCTTATGCTGAAAGAAAAGGCCATTGATTCTGAAAACGAGCAGTTTGAGGCCAAGCAACAACAACGTGCTGAAGAGAAGCTGTTGGAGACAGAGATTGCCAAGCAGCGCCTTGGTATCCAGAAGGAAGTTGCGGACGATAAGCTTGATGTGGCACTTCGTCGCCTAGAGCAGCAAGCGGAGCTGAAGCTCCTAGACATGCAAAACAAAAACATGGGAGGCCGATAATGGCTGATTTGATTTCATCAACAAGTTATGTGCGACAGCGAATCGAAGAGCTGCGCGAAAGCAAAAAGCTTGCTAGGCAAGTGGAAATCGCTTTGGCAGAGAAGAAAGCTGAAGATGCTGCTGAGAAGAAAAGAAAGAGCGATGCTCGGATTGCTGCAAAGTTGGCGAGAATCGCTGGCGAAGAACCGCCTGTAATTGAAGAGCCAGCGGTTGAAGCAGTGGTCGCTGAAGAGGTTCAAGAAGAGCTTGTTATCGAGGAAGAGCCTATTATCAAAAAAGCGGCTAAAAAGGCCGCTGTGAAGAAAGAAACTGAAGAAAGCGAGGAAGACTGATGAAAGATATGAGCAGAATCAAGAAGGTTGATTCACCAACCAAAAGCATCAAATCTGGCCCTACATCCCCTGAGCTGATTCGTCGCACGATGGGTGGTGAGATCAAGGTGATCAAGGCGCGTGGTGCCGGTGCTGCAACCCGTGGTTTCGATTTCCATGAGAAAGTTTAGTGGATGACATTGATCTTGGGTCGCGCTTGAAGCGAGTCATGGCTGAGCGGAAGGAATTGATCCGCGAGGTCATGATGGACGGTATGTTAAAAGATATAGAACATTATAAAAGTTTGCAAGGCGAGCTAACTGTTATAAACTTGGTCGAGGAAACCATTAAAGAGTTCTATAAGGAAATCTAAATTGACTACCCCGACCACGGAATCCGCTTACGTCGCAAGCACGGAGCGCGTTCTTGACCCCACCTTGCTTGATAAATCTGCTTTAGAGCGTATGCCAGACCCTACGGGTTGGCGCATGTTGGTGCTGCCTTACAAGGGCAAAGCTCAGTCTGATGGCGGTATTCACCTATTGAAAGAGACTGTAGACCGTGAGGCACTTGCCACGGTTGTGGCATATGTTGTAAAAATGGGGCCACTTTGCTACGGCGACACGGAAAAGTTTGGCGACACGCCTTGGTGCCAAGAAAAGCAATGGGTTCTGATCGGTCGTTACTCTGGCGCTCGATTCAAGTTAGAAGACGGTGGCGAGGTCAGGATCATCAATGATGATGAGGTTATTGGCACAATTCTTAACCCAGATGACATAGTGAGTTTCACATGATTGAGAACCAAAACGCCCAGCAAGTCGAAGAAGAGCAGGTCTCTATTGAGGTCACAGAAGACCCAGTAGAAACCACTGATTCTGGCGACGAGCTTGAGAATTACACCAAATCGGTTTCTAAGCGCATCAACAAGCTGAATGCTAAGCACCGCGAGGCAGAACAGCGAGCGCAGCAGCTTGAGCAGATTGCTTTGCAGAAAGAGGCAGAGCTTCAGCAGTACCGGCAGTATTCGGTTCAGCAGTCAAACCAAGTCTTGGCGAAAGAAGAAGAGGCTTTGGCGTCGAAGGAGTCTCAAATTGATGATGTGTATCGCAAGGCTGTCGAAAGCGGCGATGCAGACCTAATAACGAAAGCAGCAAAGCTCCAGAGCGACATATCTATTCAAAAAGAAAAGCTGCGTGTAGCCAAGGCTCGACAACAGACCGCAGTGCAAGAGCAGGCGTATGTGTCGCAAGGCAATGAGCAGTTTGTGCAGCAGGAACAATACCGGCAGGCCGAGCAAGAGGTTCAGCCTACAGAGGATGCTCTGGAGTGGCATGAACGCAATCCTTGGTATGCTAACAAAGACGATGAAGAGGACATGAAGGCAACCCAATATGCCTATTATGTCCACTACAACCTAGCCAACGAGGGCTATGATGTTGGCTCAGATGAGTATTACGAGGAGTTGGACAGCCGTGTAGGTACGGTTTATCCTCACACGAAATCCGCTAAAAGTGGATCTAAGACCGTTCAAAGTGGAAGCAGACCCGCTGTGCAAAGAGTCGCTTCCGCCTCCCAAGGAGGTCGGTCAAAAACACAAGGCAAAAAGAATGGCGTGAGCTTTTCTAAGTCAGAACTAGAGCGTCTCAGAGGTCTCAAGCCGCACAATATGTCTGAAGAGGCATGGTTGCAGCGAGTAGCCAAAGAGAAGCAAAAAATTGCAGCAAGAGAGGCAAGCTAAAATGGCGGAAACAAAAGCAAGCGCACGTTCATCCCGTGATTCGCAGTCACACGATAATCAGACTCGCAGAAAGCCGTGGCGACCTGTTCGCTCATTGGAGACTCCTACACCACCGCCGGGTTATACCTATCGGTGGATCAGGGAGTCGATGTTGGGACAAGAAGATCGAGCTAATGTCTCGCGTCGAATTAGGGAAGGGTGGGAACTCGTAAGAGGGACTGATCTTCCTGAAGAATGGCGTTCTTTACCGACGATGGACAATGGGCGGCACGAAGGCGTGGTTTACAACGAAGGGTTGCTATTAGCGAAGATCCCTAACGAGACGGTTGAAGAGCGGAGAGCCTATTATCAGGCTAAAAGCAAAGAAGCCACTGATGCGTTGGACAACACCATGTTCAACGAGACCCGTGGCGATAGCCGTTATGTTAAATACGATCCTCAACGCGATAGCAACGTCACATTTGGACGTAGATAGAGGTAATTACAAATGGCGAATAAAGACGCTGCATTTGGAATGAAGCCGGTCAGAATGATCGGTGGCGCACCTTATTCTGGTGGCTCAAGTCGATATCGTATTGCTGCGAACTATGGAACATCCATTTTTCAAGGCGATATGGTCGCTCAAGTCACTGGCGGTACGGTGGAAGTTCACGCTGACGGAGGCACTGTGCCTATCGTTGGCGTATTTAACGGTTGTCAGTACACCGATCCGACTTCGGGCGAGCAGGTGTTCAGCAACTACTACCCTGCAAGCACCAACGCTTCAGACATCATCGCTTTCATCATTGATGATCCGAATGTTGTTTACGAAGTGCAGGCTGATGACACATTCCCAGTCGCTGATCTTTTCGGCAACTTCGATATCGTGTACACCAGTGCTGGCAGCACACAAACTGGCATTTCGGGAGCTGAGCTGGACGTAACCACTGGTGCGACAGCAACGACCCTGCCAATCAAGGCGATTGACATTTCACAAGATCCGAACAACGACGATGTTGCTTCGGCTAACACAAACGTGCTTGTGGTCATTCAAAACTCAATCTTCGGCGTTAAAGGCGCTGGCTTAGCATAGGGAGTTAAATAATGGCTATTTCAAGAGCACAACTAGCTAAAGAGCTAGAGCCGGGTCTGAACTCGCTTTTCGGCATGAGTTACGACTCATATGACCGCGAGTATGAAGAAATCTTTGCCATCGAAGACTCACAGCGAGCCTTTGAAGAAGAGGTTTTGATCACTGGTTTCGGTGGAGCACCGACCAAAACTGAAGGCCAAGGCGTACAATTCGACAACGCTTCTGAGTCTTATACCGCTCGCTACACGCACGACACCGTTGCGTTGGCTTTCGCTTTGACCGACGAAGCCGTAGAGGACAACCTTTACGACTCACTGGGCAAGCGATATGTGAAGGCTTTGGCCCGATCTATGGCTAACACCAAGGAAGTAAAAGGCGCTGACGTATTGAACAATGCGTTTGATACCAACTTCACTGGCGGTGACGGCGTAACATTGATCAACACGGCACACCCTCTAGCGGGTGGCGGCACTGCTGCAAACCGTGCGACATCGATGGCCGACTTGAACGAAACGTCTTTGGAAGATGCGTTGATTGATATCAGCACATTCACCGATGACAAGGGTCTAACGATCTCTGTTCAAGCCACGAAGCTGGTTGTTCCACCTCAGTTGACGTTTGTTGCTGACCGCATCCTAAGCTCTACGCTTCGTAGCGGCACGGCTGACAACGACATCAACGCAATTCGCAACACGGGTGTATTGCCCGGTGGCTACACGGTCAATCACTACCTGACTGACCCTGATGCCTTCTTCCTGCTGACTAGCGTCACCGACGCTGGTGAAGGCTTGAAGATGTTCCAGCGTACTGCGATGGAAACCACGATGGAGCCAGACTTTACGACTGGCAACATCCGTTACAAGGCTCGTGAGCGTTACAGCTTCGGCTTTAGTGACTGGCGCGGCATCTACGGCTCACAAGGCGCGTAGATACCAAGCAAAAGAAAGGGGGCGTAAGCCCCCTTTTTTTGTGCCGCTTATGCGGCCTCCTCTAGTATTTCTGCCTTGGTGGGGCGTTTGAAAAACCCAAACTTGGCGTCTTTGTCTGACGCTGTGACTGTGGCGGTGAACGTGATACGGCTCTCGCGCTCCGCATCATCAAGGCTCTTGGGAGCTGAACCCCAAACCCGAAACCCTCGATCATCCTGTACTAACATCTTGAGCACGTCACCGAAATGCGATGACTGCCATTTGAACGCCAGCACGGTGCCAGTGATAACAATGCGTCCCTCTGGCGCATCCTCTCCAGCTTCATGGGCGGCGTCACGCTTTTCGCGCTCAGACTCCTGCTGCTCCTGAGCATACTTCTGCAACCTGACCAGATCACCGATCAGCTTTTCGCGGATTGCTTCACAGATGTCTTCGGGGCATTTAGAGATGGTCAGGAAGCGCATTGGCTTGCCCTGTAATCCATATCGGCCCTTGTCATTGAACTCCCTAGACTGATGAATGCAGACGATCTGACGGGTCGCCGCTGGCAACTCCTGCCACTGCGACATGAACTTGTCGGCGCGATCAACAGGCACTTTGAACTCGGTTTTACCCGTGAATCCGCCTCTGGTGATGCTTTCGCGCTCTTTTGGAAACGGTAGATACTGACCCGCGAGATATTCGCCTTCAAACTCACTGTCACCCTCGCACCAGTTCCAGACGTAGCCGTCGCAAGGCGCGTGTAACCGACCAGACTTTTCCGAGTAAACAGGCTCCAAATCCTCGTTGTACTCCGCCGCCATACGCTTGATGCGAGCGTCATAAGCCTTCACGCCGCGCTGACGCGCCAGCTCGTACTCGTCAATGCGATTTTCCAACCAGTTCCAAAAATTACCCATCACTTTCTCCTTCGGGCGGCTTACGCCGCCTTGTTTAAGTTGACTGTCTCGAAGCCGCAATTTGCGACCAAGTAAAACTGACCGTCCATTTCCAGCACGTCACCAACCGACACGCTGCTCATTTGCGCGTGTTTTTTAACTAGCTCTGGCTTTTCCCAAAGGTTTGTCAGTCGAAAAACTTCGCCCAAGTCCGTAGCATCTACCGTGGCAACATGGTTATAAGCGTGGAACCATTGAGTCAGGTCAATTTTGCCCATGCCTTTGTCTGCGAAAGCCATAGTTTTTCCTGAAGCGCCCCATCCCTCTTTGTTCAAAAGATCGATGTCTTCTTGCGTGAGGTGAAACTGGTAGATTTTTACTGTCATCATCATTCTCCGTTGTTATGGCCCTAATTATACAGATCCCGTGTCTATGTGCAACTATGTATACACACAAAAGTGCAAATAATTGAACTTTTTTTTGGCGGGTCGTTGGCATACACTGAGGATCTGAGATAAATCAAGCCCCAGCGACTGGCTCAGCAGACGTTACGAAGACTCTGGGGCGAATCCTTTCGTAAGAGGTAATACCATGTCACAGATAACAATGTCAGGCCCAGTCAGATCGCTGGGCGGCTTCATAACCGCAGGCGTAAACAGCAGCGTCAGTCTGTCCGCAGACACCACGCTGACCGTGGCTGCTCATGCTGGCAAGATCATTCTGCTGAATGACGCAGACGGCAAGTTTACTTTGCCATCAATTGTTTCCACCACCCCTACAGATCCTACGTCCCCTGATCAAGCTAATAATGTAGGCGCGTCTTTCTTTTTCTACATTGAAACCGCAGCCACTGACTTGGACATCCTTACCGATGGCACTGACAAGTTCAAAGGTGCAGCGATCGTTGCTGTCGATGACGGCGTAGAGAAAGCTTTCTTCCCAGCCGCAGCAAATGACGTGATGACTTTCAACGGCTCAACCAAAGGCGGTTTGGTCGGCAGCGTCATTCAAGTAACAGCAATTGATACAGCCAGCTACCTCGTACATAACACCTTGCTGCTTGGTTCAGGAACGATTGTTACGCCTTTCGCTGACGCTTAATCCACAAAATAGGAGATAGGCAATGGCAGATGCAGTAACAAGCCAAACCATTCAGGACGGCGAGCGCAAAGCCGTCCTCAAATTCACCAATATCAGCGATGGTACGGGTGAGACTGCTGTCACTAAGATTGACGTAAGCGCGTTGACTACGAACAGCGCAGGAAAGGCTTGCACAGAAGTAGCTGTCGCCAAGATTTGGTGGCAGTGCGTCGGCATGGGCGTTGAGTTGCTCAACGACGCCACGGCTGACACGTTGATCATTGGCCTTTCGCCTGACTCAAATGGCTTTCACGATTACTCTGATTTTTCTGGCATCCCCAATAATGCGGGTGACGGGAAGACGGGTGACGTGAAGTTCACGACGATTGGCGCAAGTAGCAGCGACACCTATACTGTGATTGTTGAAGTGTTGAAGACTTACGGCTAATGGCTGACACAAGCGACGTTAAGAGAACCAAGTCGGGCAGGCTCGTCTATAGAGGCGAGTCTTTCCCCGGCTATAACAAGCAGAAAAGAACGCCCGGCGAGAACAAGAAGTTCGCGGTTCTAGCCAAAAAAGGCGATCAAGTAAAGATTGTGCGCTACGGTGATCCGAATATGGAGATCAAGCGCGACAGTCCAGAGCGTCGGCGCAACTTTCGTGCTCGCCACAACTGCGATGCGGTTCAAAAGAAGAAGGACGTATTCGCAGCTTCTTATTGGTCGTGCAAAAATTGGTGAATTAGATGGCTGAATCCAATGATCTACAGGCTGCGCTAGACGAGTACGGAAGCTCGGCTTCGCCATACTCAGCTCTGAATCAGTATTTGATGCAGCAGCCCGTTTACGACAGAGGGCCAAGGGAAGCGCCAGCAGCGCCCACGCTGCGTACTTTGGAAGCTATTACGCCCGACACTGAAGACATGCTGGCAAGCCAGTATGAGCGGATTATGGAAGAGCAGCGAGCCTCTGATGAAGCCGCTACCGCTGCTCGTCAAGCCGAGATTGATAGTCTGCGAGACTTATTGCGTCAAGAGCTATCTACCTCAGAAGACGCTGCATTGGCGCAACGCTCTGATATTACGAAGGCGCTTGAAGGCCGTATTGCTGACATGCAAAGAGAGGTTGACGCTGAGACCCTCGATCTGCGCCAAGCCGGTTTAGATGAAAGAGCGGCTCTGGCTCGTCAAATAGAAGAAGGCGACAGACTGGTTCGTCAGGCTCAAGAGGCTGCGATTGGCGATTTGAGTGACCGACAAGGTTCTTTAGTCAGTGATCTTACAGAAAGAATTGGGTCATTAAGCACTGATTTGACCGATATCAATAGCGTCATAGAGAGTAATTTCCAAGACCTATTAGACCGACAGCAATTGTCAGCCTCTGAGTTGTCTGCGATACAAGCCGCTGCGCAAACCGCTACCGATCAAGAGCTGGCAACACTGGGACAACAAGCACAATCTACGCAGGGCGAGATAGGTTCTATCAGTCAGCAACTAGAAGCTCTTGGCGGCACACAAGCCGAAATAAACAGTTTGAATCAACAGTTAGAAAGCCTATATACAGATGTGGAGTCTGGAAACGCGGCTCAATCCGAAACGATACGCAACGAAACCGCGAATCTGATAGCAGGTTTGGAACAACAAATCGGCGGGCTGGCCGACAATCTTGGTGCTTTGCCGATTGAGTCGATTCAGTCGCAACTAGCCGCTGTCAATGACCAAACCGCGCAATTTCAGCAAGCCGTTGATGCAGCAACGGGACAGAGAGCAGAATTGGCGTCGCGTATCGACGCTTTACAAGCCGCTGGCTTAACGCAAGACGATTTAGCCGCAGCGATTAATCCGATATCTCAGCAAAGACAAGAAGCAATCTCTGCTGCTGTGAACCCAATTCAGGCGCAAATAGAGGCGCTTCGAGGCGAAATACCTCAACAGGTAGACACAGAGGCTCTGCGTCAGCAGATTACTGATGACATCATGGCTCAGATGCAGAGCCAGCAGCCGCCACCTGCAACCACAGCGCCACCTGCAACCACAACGCCGCCAATCACGGTCGGCTCCGCAGAGGGCCAGCAAGGTGTAAGCGTTGAGCCAGAAATGGACGCTTATGGCTTCGGCCCATCAGCGTCGGAAGCCGCTGGGTTCAACCCTTACGGCGGTGGCTCAGCAGCAGCCATGAATGTATCGGATGGTCGCGCAGATGCTATGGGTCTTTTTGAAGAGAGAGAGCAGTTTGACCCAAGGGGTCAGCGCGCAGCGACCCCCACAACAAGAATCAAACAGCCCGCGCCTACGGCGGTTAAAAGCGGTGGGCGATATTACACAGATCCTGTGACTGGCAACTCCATGTATCAGCCACCAATGCCGAAAGCGCCTCCGAGGATGATGATACCGCAAGTAATGCCTACACCTATAGACTTGACCACGGGTAAGCCGAGAGACATGGGTTTTTTTGATAGCAAGCCTCCAAGCAAACCCGCGCCGACAATTAAACCCTCTTTCCCCATTCCTAAAGTGGCGTTTGATCCCAGCAAGCTAAGATTTAGATTTTAAGATAGGGCTGCCGTGGCTTCCGACAACATACCTGAAAACGTAGCGAATCCATCCCTGTACAAAAAAGCCAAGGCAAAAGCTAAGGCCAAGTTTGATGTGTATCCTTCGGCCTATGCTAACGGCTGGATGGTTCAGGAGTACAAGCGAATGGGCGGAACATACAGAGGCAAAACCGGCGGCGAAGTTACGCTAGACCCAGTAAAAAGCGATTTGGACAAAGACGGCAAGCTAAGTAAATATGAGCGCAAGCGCGGCACTGCAATTGCCAAGAGCATGGCAAAGAAAATGAACATGGGTGGAACCGTGATGGTTCAAGGCCGTGGCTGTGGCGCTATCATGCCAAGCAAGCAAAAGAAGACGCGAGTACCTCGTGGCTAAGCCCAGAAGCGGACTCAAGAAATGGTTTGGCAAAGGCAAGGGTGGCAACTGGGTTGACATCTCAGCGCCCAAAGAAGGCGGTGGCTTTGAAAAGTGTGGGCGTAAGAGTGCCAGCGATTCTGATCGTGGTTACCCTAAGTGCGTACCCGCAGATAAAGCCGCTAACATGAGCAAAAAGCAGATTGCTTCAGCGGTTAGCCGCAAGCGGTCAAAAAAACAGGGTGTTGGTGGCAAGCCTACCAATGTCGCAACTTTCGCTAAAGACGGAGGCGAGATTATGAAAAGCAAGATGGGCACAAAAGGCGGCGCAATGGGTGGCAAGAAAGGCATGAAAATGCCTATGGGCATGAAGAAAGGCGGCTCAGCCATGAAAACCAAAGGCTACGCAAAAGGTGGGGCCATGAAGACCAAGGGGTACGCCAAAGGCGGCGCAGCTAAAGGCGGTATGAAAAAGCCTTCAAGCAAGAACAGTGGTCTATATGGCCGCAGCTAGTGGCTTACCTTCAGAGCAATATCCCGCACTTTAAGTGCTGGGTGCGGAAGGAATACACGCACAACCATGAGAAGTATCACGGCGAGTTTGTTCACGCGATGGCTATTGCTGTCACGACGATGCCGACTCGCTGTTTGTCGTTTCAGATCATCTTTACGGGTGCTGAGACTTACGACGATGACGAAGAGCCAAACGTGCATGGCGGCGCGATGTGGGCGAGGATGCCAATTACAGCGTTGGTTGCAGATACGCCCTTTGATGAATGGCCAGAGCCAATGCCTGTATGGGCAGCTCAGCCTTGGGATTGCAGCTCATACAACCATGCGGTTTACGTTTTAGATCGAGCGACACCAACACCTTGGCTTGCCAAGATTGACGGCGAATTTTATCCAGCTAAGTATTACTTCACAGTAGATTACGCGGAAAACGAGATAGCCGATGACCCAGCGCAACACAAGCAGAGTCATGTTTTGGAGCTTCTTGATGCTGGGAAGTGGACTGGAAATATCGTTGCTTTGCCGAATAATCGAGTGCGGGTAACCCACCCAGCTTGGTTTGAGACTGGGGAAGGTGCGCCAGACTTCAAGCCAAGCCAACATATCCACTACTCAAAAAGTGATTTAGACTATACGCTTGACGTGAATCAGGTTTTTGACAACCTCTACGCAGGTAAAAAAGATGGCGGTAAGCGGAAGTAAAGATTTCGAGTTGGACGTAGCTGACTACGTTGAAGAAGCGTTTGAGCGTTGCGGCTTAGAGCTTCGCACGGGTTATGACCTAAAGACGGCCAATCGATCCCTCAACCTGATGCTCGCAGAGTGGGCAAACCGTGGCTTGAATCAATGGACGATCAATCAAAAGACGTTAGCGATGGTCAAAGACACGACCTCGTACACGGTTGACGCAACAAATCCAACCGCAACAATTGACGTTTTAGACGTGTTCATTCGTGAGACTTTGGGCGGTGTATCAACAGACGTGCCGCTATCTCGAATGTCTCGATCCGAGTACGCCAATCTTTCTACCAAAACAAGCACGGGAAAGCCTAACCAGTATTTCGTAGACAAGCAGATTAGCCCGACCATCACAGTTTGGCCTGCACCAGATCAGACATCCAAATACGATTTATATCTAAACGTGTTGAGCCGTATGGATGACGCAGATGCTGGGGCAAACACATTGCAGGTTCCGTTTCGATTTTACCCCTGCTTAGCCGCTGGTTTGGCTTATTACATTGCGCTAAAGAGAGCGCCTGAAAAGGTTGGTATGCTGAAACAGATTTACGAGGAAGAGTTCCAGCGAGCGTTGAGCCAAGACGAAGACCGCGCCTCTTTTAGAGTGGCCCCCGATCTTCGTGGGTACAACATAGCGTAATGGCTTACGCATCCAACAAGCGTGCTTACGGCATCTGTGACATCACGGGCTTTCGCTATCGCCTAAAAGACATGAAGATGACGTGGGATGGCTTATTGGTAGGCCCAGATCAGTGGTCACCAAAGCATCCACAACTCATGCCAAAGCCAGCCCCTGTTGACCCGCAGGCATTGCAGATCACGCGCCCTGATCAAGCGGCTGACGGCAACGACAACAACTTTTTCACCGTTTACACAAATGTTGGAAATGGTATTTTGGGTACAACTTTGCAAACTTTTGGAATAACCTGTAGTGTTGGCACCGTGGAGGTAACAACGTCATGAGCTTCACATTGGCAACGCTAAAATCGACTGTGCAAGATTACTTGCAGGTCAATGAGACCACGTTCAACAACAACCTGAACACGTTCATACAAGAGTCTGAGAGCCGCATCTTCAAGCTGGTTCAGCTGCCAGAACAGCGAAAGAATGTGCAGGGTACGTTGACGGCAAGCAATCGTTTCTTGGCTACGCCAAGCGACTACTTTGCGCCGTTTTCATTGGCGGTTATTGATAGCGACAACAAGTACCACTATTTGGATTTCAAGCATCCGTCATTCATCAAGGAATACAGCCCTACCACGACAACCACTGGCAGGCCCAAGTATTACTCGTTGTTTGACGAAACAGCCTTTGAGCTGTCGCCTGTACCAGATTCTGGTTATACGGCAGAGTTGCATTACCTGTATAAGCCAGCGTCTTTGACGGTTGG